GCCTCAATGCCGTTGTTCCAATGGAACGCGCAGTATCAGCAGAACCCTACCGCTGAAGAAGCGGCAATAGTAAAGCGGGAGTGGTGGAAGGAGTGGACTAAAGAGAAGCCTCCTGAATGTGAGTACATAATTATGTCACTTGATGCGGCGGCTGAAACAAATAACCGCGCAGACTACACGGCCCTAACTACATGGGGTGTGTTTATGAACGAAGAGGAGAATTGCTATTGTATTATCCTCCTTAACTCAATTAAGAAGCGTGTGGAGTTCCCAGAACTTAAGAAGTTAGCACAACAAGAATATGACGAATGGCAGCCCGATGCGTTTATTGTGGAAAAGAAAAGTAACGGAACGCCACTCTACCAAGAATTACGTAGGACAGGGGTGATGGTGCAAGAGTATACTCCCCATCGAGGAACTGGCGATAAAACCGTGCGTCTAAATTCTGTAGCTGACATTATAAGTTCTGGTTTGGTGTGGATTCCTCAAACACGATGGGCTGAAGAGTTGGTTGAAGAAGTTGCGGGGTTTCCTTTTATGTCCCATGATGACCTAGTTGACTCCACTGTAATGGCATTGATGCGGTTTCGACAGGGGGGATTTATAACCCTTCCCACAGACGAGCCAGAGGATGAGAAATTTTTTAGAGGGTATCGTGGGGGAGGGTACTATTAATGCTTGATGAGAAGTCTAAGAGTTGGATACAAAAAAACCTGCGGCTTTTCACCCCAGAAGTAAAGACGCAAGCGATGGAGCGGCTAAGCACTTGTAGAGACTGCCCACAGCTAAGACCTACTTTGAACACATGCAAACAATGCGGCTGCTTGATGCCAGCCAAAGTATTTCTAAAAAATGCGCGTTGCCCGTTAAACAAATGGGGCGTAATGAAAGGTGATTAACGATGGCAATTGAGCGCGGTTTGTACAGCATGCCACAAGGCATGGAAGAAGTTGGTATAGGGGAAGCTCTGGAAATAGAGATCGAAGCGCCCGATATAAACATGCTGGAAGATGGCAGTGTTGAAATAACTCTAATATCGGATCGTGTGGATGATGACATTGAAAATGCACCGTTTGACGCTAACTTAGCCGACTACATGGATGACGGCCAGCTCACTGAGCTGTCCTCGGAGCTAGTTGCTGAAGTAGAAGCAGATACTCAAAGCCGCAAAGAATGGACGGACACCTACGTCAAAGGCATGCAGGTACTGGGTTTTAACTACGAGAACCGTACTGAACCTTGGCAAGATGCTTGCGGTGTGTACAGTACAGTCCTAGCAGAAGCGGCCATCCGCTTCCAAGCTGAGGCCATGAGCGAGACGTTTCCAGCAGGTGGCCCTGTTAAGACTAAGATTTTGGGTGAGATCACCCGTGAGAAGGAAGACGCAGCCCTGCGTGTTCAAACAGACATGAACTACGAGCTGACGGACGTGATGTCAGAGTACCGCCCTGAGCACGAGCGCATGCTCTATAGCTTAGGATTAGCCGGTTCAGCCTTTAAAAAGGTGTACTTCGACCCTAATTTAGACCGTCAGGTAGCTCTATACATACCTGCCGAGGACATGGTTGTGCCTTACGGGGCATCTAACTTAGAAACCGCAGAGCGTGTTACGCACATAATGCGTAAAACTAAGAACGATGTGACTAAACTGCAAGACGCAGGGTTCTACAGGAACGTAGAACTGGGCGAGCCGGTTAGCTTTACTACCGATATTGAAGAACAGAAGGCCAGAGAGAGCGGTTTCTCTATAAATGATGATAACCGCTACACGTTATATGAGATTCACGCCGACTTAATCCTTGATGAGATAGACCAGCCAGAGCGAGAACGCCCCCGTGGTATGGGATTAGCCCGTGGAGAGGACAGAAAAGAGGGGGAACCTCTGCAAATTGCCCTACCTTACGTGGTAACACTAGAACAAGGCACCGGAACAGTGCTGGCAGTACGTAGAAACTGGAATCCTGACGATCCGTTGAAGCTTAAGCGTCAACATTTTGTCCATTACGTGTACGTCCCGGGCTTTGGCTTCTATGGCCTTGGTTTAATTCACATTATTGGGGGCTATGCACGCGCAGGAACCTCCATAATCCGTCAATTAGTTGACGCTGGTACCCTTTCTAACCTACCCGGTGGTCTAAAATCACGTGGGCTGCGGGTAAAAGGGGACGATACCCCCATTGGACCGGGTGAATTCCGTGATGTTGACGTGCCTAGTGGGTCAATACGCGAGAATATCCTACCATTACCCTATAAAGAGCCAAGTCAGACGTTATTGGCTTTATTGGACAAGATTACTGAAGAAGGCCGTAGATTAGGCGCTATATCAGACATGAACATCTCCGACATGAGTGCAAACGCACCTGTCGGTACTACATTAGCTCTACTTGAGCGTACTTTAAAGCCAATGGCAGCGGTGCAATCCCGTGTTCACTACGCCATGAAGCAGGAATTTAAACTCCTGCGGGCAATTATGTCTGAGTACGCACCCGTAGAGTATACGTACATGCCTGATCGTGGTGAACAACGCGCTCGTCAAGACGACTACGCCACGGTGGAAGTAATTCCTGTCAGTGATCCCAATAGCAGCACGATGGCACAGAGAGTTGTGCAGTATCAGACTGTTATGCAAATGGCACAGGCTGCCCCACAGATATATGACCTACCACAACTGCATCGGCAGATGATCGAGGTTATAGGGATTAAAGATGCAGATAAGCTGGTCCCCGGTACAGAAGACGCTGATCCAGTTGATCCAGTAAGTGAGAACATGGACGCGTTAAACGTAACGCCTATTAAAGCGTTCATATTCCAAGACCATGAGGCTCACATTGCTACACACGAGTCATTTATGGCAGACCCACAGATGGCAGCGACTATAGGGCAGAACCCTATGGCTAACCAGATTATGGGAGCACTAAAGGCGCATATAGCGGAGCACACAGCGTTCTTGTACCGCAAGCAGATGGAAGAAAAAATGGGTGCGCCACTGCCTATGCCTAACCAAGAGCTTCCGGAAGAACAAGCAATACTGCTAGCTAGAGCAATGGCAGACGCTGGAGCACAGCTTACTCAGCAGAAGCAAGCGCAACAGCAGCAGAAGCAAGCGCAGGAACAAGCTCAAGACCCTATCCTACAAATGGCACAGAAAGAGTTAGCCATTAAGGAGCAAGACGCAAAGCGTAAAGCGGCTAAAGATATAGCGGATATAGAGCTGAGTCAGGATCGACTTTCTTTGGATAAAAGCAAAGCTAAGGCTACGGCAGTGTTGGAGGCTAGTCGCATAGCCTCACAGAATGAACAGGCTGAGGCTAAGAACGACTTAGCTGAAACCAAAGCGATTATGGATATGACGAAAGACGAAGCCGAAGCACAACGGGACAGAGATGAAGCTGCCCGCGATAACCGAGAGGATAGATAATATGGAAGGGGCTAAACATTACAAAAGAGATGGGACTTTGTTTACCGGTAATTCACACAAGATGCCTGATGGCACTTTGCACAGTGGGAAAAACCATACTAAAGGTAGTGTGAAGTTATTTCACTTAAAAGACTTGTCTGCTACGGCAAGAAAGAAAGCTAAATAAGAGGTAGTAGGTAATGGCTAAAACCGTCTTTGACGTGCTGAACGACAAACTTACAGAGCAGAAACGCTCTAGCGAAGAATTCTTGAACTCAGGTGGGGCTAAAGACTTTGCCGGGTATACGGAGGTGTGTGGTGTGATTCAAGGTCTAAACATTGCACTTAGAGAAGTAGGCGACCTTTCGCGTAATTATATGGAAGATAACGATGACTGAAATGACAGCTTTAGAGATGAAGCGGCAAGAAAAAATAGAAACGGAAGAGGTAACACGCGAAGTATCTCAGGAAGAGATGGAAGCACTCATCCCTAAACCTGTTGGGTATAGAGTGTTGATAGCCCTCCCTAACATAGAAGAGACGTTTTCAGGCGGTATTGTGAAAGCAGCTAAAACTCTCCATGAGGAGTACATCCTGTCTACAATAGGGGTTGTGCTTGATATGGGGGAGCAAGCGTACTCAGATAAGGATCGATTCCCTACTGGGCCGTGGTGTAAAGCCGGGGACTTTGTAATGTTTCGAGCCAATACTGGTACACGTTTTAAAGTGGGTGCTCAAGAGTATCGTCTGATGAATGATGATTCAATTGAAGCTGTTGTTAATGATCCGAGTGGGATCACTCGTGCCTAAGGAGTAATGGTTATGCCAATGCAACAAGTAGAGTTTGAATTTCCAGACCCCGATAAAAAGAAAGCTGGAGACGTAGAAGTAGAAGTAGAGGGTAATGAGGCAGAGTTTGAGCTAGAAGTAGAAGGCGCTGTTGGGCGAGAGGTAGTAGGTAAGTCTAAGAAAAAAACCCAAGAGGCAGAGGAAGTAGAAATTGAGGTGGTGGATGACACCCCTAAAGCTGACCGAGGCCGCATTGCATCTGAAGCTCCTGAAGAAATTACTAATGACGAGTTAGATAACTACTCAGACAAAGTTAAGAAACGGATACAGCGTTTTAGCAAAGGCTACCATGATGAGCGTAGGGCTAAGGAAACGGCTGAACGGGAGCGGGAAGAGCTTGAACGCTACACTAAGCAGTTGGTTGATGAGAACAAAAAGCTAAAAGGAACTGCTGATCAGAGTCACAACTCCTTAGTTAAGTCCGCAAAGAAACAAGTTGAGACAGAACTTATTTCCGCTAAACAACAGTATAAACAAGCTTATGAAAGTGGGGAATCTGACTCTATTGTCGAAGCGCAAGCGGCGTTAAACTCAGCTCAAATAAGGCTAGATAAAGTATCGGGCATGCGATTGCGGCAGCCAGCTAAAGCAGAAGCTACTTTACAACCTCAAAAAAATGATGTTCAATCTGAAGTAACCGCGCCCCTACAACGTGATGAAAAAGCCGAAGAATGGCGCGAAGACAACTCGTGGTTCGGTGCTGATGACGAAATGACAGCATTTGCATTGGGGCTGCACACGAAATTGACGAAAGAGGGGACTAACCCTCGATCAGAAGAATACTACGAGAAGATTAATGCTCGTATGCGTCAGATATTCCCAGATCATTTTGATGAGGGGATTGAAGACGAACCGGCAGGACGAAAAAAATCGAGCAATGTGGTTGCCCCCGCTACGCGGAGCACGTCACCCCGAAAGGTGACACTATCGCAAACACAAGTGGCTCTTGCAAAACGACTGGGCGTTTCCCTAGAAGATTACGCTAAACAAGCTGCGGTATTAATGAGGAAACAAGACTAATGGCTGAGAACAGACTAGATAGAGAACTAGACACCACAGAGAAGAAGACTCGCAAAGCTGCGTGGACTAGGCCGGAATTACTGCCTAGACCGACACCGCAAGCCGGGTATAAATTTCACTGGGTTCGCGTTGCAACCAACGGCCAGCCAGACCCGACCAATGTTTCTTCAAAGTTAAGAGAGGGTTGGACACCTGTGAAAGCTACAGATCATCCTGAAATTGAACTTGTAA